ACTAACCCCACCAACCTGCGGGACGCCCTGCTCATGTCGGTGGCCGCGACGGAGGCTGAGGCGGCGATGAAGGCGAAGATGGCCCCCGTTGTGGCCCGGATGCAGTCGGACCTGGACGACCTGCGGCTGGCCCTGAAGTACGTCCTGTTCGATAACGAGTGCCTGCGCCGCGAGATCGCGGAACTGGAGGAAGAATGACACGCAAGCGTTTCGCCGAGGTTATCGGTGACGACCACCCCGACCAGCCCCGCTTCGACGGCGGCGTGCTCGTCGTCGCCCTGGTTGTCGGACTTCTCTGGACAATCGGCGGCGTGATTCTCTGGTGTATCACTTGACAGACACGGGTTCGTACAGCATACTCTCACCATGCCCATCGCACTTGACCAACCCACTGCCCAGGCCATCGACCGCTTCATCACCCACTGCCGCGTCGAGTGCGGCATGGCCGCGAACTCCCTGGCGGCGTACCGGAGTGACCTGGAGCGGTTCTTCGACCGCTGCCTCTGCCCCGTCGCCCAGGTGACGCCGGACCATATCCGAGCGTACATCGGTGGGGACGAGGCCAGCGCCGCGACGAAGAAGCGGTGGCTCGCCACGTTCCGCCGGTTCTTCGACTTCCACGGGAACCGAGCGGCCCATGACGTGGAGGTGCCGAAGCAGGACCAGCGGCTGCCGAAGCCGGCCCAGGCGGACATTCTGCGGGCGATGATCGACGCGACGCCCGACCTGGGCGAGCGCCTGGTCCTCGAACTGCTGTACGCCTGCGGCCTTCGCGCCAGCGAACTCGCCACCGCCACGATGCGGGGCGATATGGTCCACGTCACCGGCAAGGGGGCCAAGGAGCGGATGGTCCCGGCCACGGCCTTCGTCAAGGAGTGGCTGCCCAAGGTCACGCACCGGCCCTGCCGTCGCACGATCAACAACATTGTGGACCGTGCCGCCGCTCGCGTCGGTGCCGAGGCCACGCCGCACCGTCTGCGTCACTCGTTCGCCACGCACCTGCTGGTGAACGGCTGTCCGATCAACGCCATCAGCCAGATGATGGGGCATGAGAGTCTTTGCACCACGGCTGGATACCTTCAGTTGGACACACACCAGAAACGGCGAACGATTCAGGAGTACCACCCACGACCGTAACACGGCACCGCGCGGCGGGGCTAGTTATGGTGCGGTCTGGTGAGGTACACTTTGGCCTCTCCGCCCACCGAAAGGTGGGAGGAGAGGATTGTATGGAAAACGTGATCGAACAGTTCCAACGGCTCAACGATACGGTTATGCCGCGTGCCAACCGCCGCAAGGATCGGCTCATCAAGCGGTTCTTCGGTAAGGCCGCTCCCGAGTTCTTGGGCGATGGCCCGTGCCGACCTGACTCCAGCAGAACGAGACATTCTCTACGCTCGGTTCATCCAGACGCCGCCCCTGACTTTGGAAGAGGCGGGCCGGACGCTATCACATCCTCGGTCTAAAGAGCGCACGCGACAACTTCAGATTCGAGCGTGTGAGAAGTTGAAGGAGATACTTGCGTGAAATTCGTACCGCATCCCTCGTTCGACAAGCCAGACGCCGAGAAGACCATCTTTGCCGTCCAGGTTCGAGTCATCAGCGCCGCGTGGTTCATCCCTTGGATGAATCGCATGGTGGATGAGCAGCCCGCCCCGCACGAGTCTCCCTGGAGCCGCGAGGAGGAGCAGGCCATCTTCCTCCAGTTCAACTACGCCAGGAAGCAAGCCGCCGAGCACCCCCGCTCCCGCCGCTGGGCGGACGAGGTGGAGCGACTGCACAACCAGATCGCCGAAGCCAACCTTGGGCTGGTGTGCATGATGATCTCCAAGTACCTCCCGATGGACGGCGACCGGGACGGGACGATCTCCGAAGCCCAGATCGCCCTCCACCGGGCCATCGACAAGTTCGACGTGCGGAAGAACAACAAGTTCAGCACCTACGCCGTTGCCGCCATCTTCCGCGCCCTGGTGAGGCATCACCGCAAGGTGTCGAAGGGGTTGAAGCGGTTCACCCCGTTCTCGCCCAGCCAGGAGCAGCCTGTTCGGCAGGACTTCCAGGAGGAGTCGCTGGACCACCTGCGGCTCGTCCTGGCGAGGGCGGACCTATCGGACGTGGAGCGGTTCATCATCCAGGAGCGGTTCCTGACCGACACTCCGAAGACTTTGGAGGAGATCGGCAGGTCCATGACCCCCGTTCGTTCCAAGGAACGGGTCCGACAGATTGAGGCCCGAGTCCTCGCAAAGTTGCGGGAATTCTACGAAGCGGATTGACCGACACGCCAGGACGAAGTAAGGTAGAGCACCATGAGCACTACGAAGAAGTCAGCAAAGAAGACCTGCACGAAGTGCGGGAAGCGTCGTGCGAAGTCGCAGTTCGACGCCGACGCGACCCGGCCTGACGGCCTGTATGCCCAGTGCAAGGGCTGCAAGAACACCCCGGAGCGGCGGAAGCAGATCAACAGCGTCCGCGCCGAGGCCCAAGCCGAGAGCGTGAAGAGCGCCGATAACAAGGGCAGCCGGTGGAGCGCCGCCGACGACCGCGCCGTGCTGGAACTCTCGTTCCGGGACGCCGCCGCGAAGACGGGCCGCACCTACTGGTCCGTCGCCCAGCGTCGCTACCGGCTCCGCAAGGGCCTCGTGAAGAAGGCGTGTCCTGGATCGCAGCCATCATACAACTGCTCGGCGTCTGGCTCAACGGACGCAAGGACATCCGCTGCTGGCCCGCGTGGTGCATCGGTGCTATCCTGTGGGTCATCTACGGGAGCATCGAAGGGCAGTGGGCTGTGGTGTTCCTGAACGTCTGTTTCTTCGCCATGAGTGTCCAGGGGTGGCGAGCCTGGAAGAAGGAATCATCCCGTGTCCAATCCTGACCAGAACGCCGCCAACATCCTGCGCCTCGCGGGTCAGAACCCCGAGGACGTGGCCCCGCTCCCCGCCGGTGCGAACCCGCTGCCGGACTCCATGCAACTGAAGACCGACGCCGAGGTGTGCTCGGCGGTCCTTCAGACCCTCCGCGATATGTTCGCGGGGCTGCACTACGGGATCGAGGTGGCCGAGCGTGACGAGGAGGACGAACTGACCGGCTCCGCCAAGGATGAGGCCGCTGCTCGATCTCTCGACCGCTGCCACGGCGTGATGCAGGAGGCGCTCCGCAAGATGCCGGAGGAACTCGACACCAACGAGATCAGTCTTCGCGTCGGCAAGGCCCTGGCCGAAGACTTCCTCTGCCGCGTCGATCCCGTGCTCAATCCCGACGAGGACGGCGAGACGGAATGAGCGGACTCTGGCCCATCCCTGTCGGACTCGCCATCGCCGCCGTGCTTGTGCACTGGCTACTGCGTCACCGGCACCGCGAGCGGCATCCTCCACAATCGACGCGACGCCAAGGTGACGCTGTACCTGAAGGGCTGCCGCTCGATTGACGACGGCCCCGGCAACCGCGAGCCGACCTTCGCTAGCGCCCATGTCTGGTGCCGCGAGGACGACTACCTGCCGAAGTCGAAGCGCCGGCGCTTCCTTCGCACGAAGCCCTTCTAAAGAACAACGGCCCGAGTCCGAAGACCCAGGCCGCTGTAGAGGAGGCTTGTTGTCGAACGATCAGTCGGCGTACTTGCCGATGCTGTCCATCCGCTTCACCTCGTCAATCACCGCCCTGTCCCGAGCGTCAGCCTGGGCAGCGATGGCGTTCTTCACAGCCTGACGAGCCTCGGCGGGGACGCCCTTGCCTTCGACACCGGCCACGACCGCACGCAGCGCCTCCCAGGAGGCTTCGTCGTCCTGCTCGGCCTTCCGCTTCTTCACCTCGGCGTAGACGTAAGGCGCGACGAGGACGATGACGACCGCCGCGACCGCGAAGAGGAGGATGACGGGATAGAAGGCCGTGGCGATGAGGCCGACGCCCGCGACGCCGCAGATGACCGCGAGTCGCCGCAGGTTGGCGTAGATGCCGAAGCCCATGATGCCGAGGCAGGCGAGGCCGGTCCAGAACAGCGGGTTCGCCCAGGGGAGCGGAGGCACCCGCATCGCCGAACCAGACTGCTGCGTATTCGACCCGCCGCCTTCCGCAGTCTGGGAGCCGTCAGCACCACGACCGACGCGAGGAGGAGTGCCATCGAACCGCTGGTCAAGTTTGTCCCCCTCCGCGACCGCTCCAGCGCCGACGCCGCGCCCGTGCTCCACCGTGCGAAGGGAGCCGCCGTCGCGGTTGGTGATCTCCACCTCCACCTCGCTGCCAGGAGGGAGGTTGAACGCCTGCTGGAGGGCCTGCTGCTGATCCGGCGTCAGGGTGGCCGCAGGCCGCACCTGGGCGGGCTGCTTGCCCTTGTCCTCCGGGGCCATGACGCCGATAGCGCCGAGGGAGACGATGGTGGTGAGAGCGCCGACGAGTGCTTGATTCATGGGTCTGGTTCCTCTGGGAGAGCCGCGACCGACGTGGCCTGGGTCACTCCTTCTGCTCGGGGAGAATGATGCGGACCCGCACCGAAGGCTCCGGGGTCGGAGTGGGAGCGGGGACGGTGGCTCGGATGCGCAGGTGCGTCTCGGACGGTCGCCGCTCCTCGCGCTCGCTCCTGATCTCGCTCTCCCCCGGCATCACCTCGGTGCGGGCGGGGCGCGGCGAGACAGCACACCCGGCGAGAGCGACCAGGGCGGCGACGGCGATCAGGGGTCGGATTGTGCGCATGGCGGAACTCCTCCTCGAACCATACGCACCAGAGCGGCCAGGATCAACCCCGTCAGCGATGGATTCGGATGCTGCCCAGGTCGTGGACCATCTCCCGGTCCTGGATGAACGGGACCATCCACCGCATGTTGGACATGAGGTTGGGTTCCTGGATCAGGTCGCGGGCCAGCCACAGCCTGATCTCCTCCTTCTCCATCGTGCGGCACGAGAACACGCTGTCCGTCTCGGCCCAGAAGAAGAACAGGTCGTAGTTCTCGGCGAGGAGAATGGCGAACTGCGTCCAGTAGTCCTCGTGCAGGTCCACCCCTGTCTCTTCGCGGAACTCGCGCCGCATCGCCTGGATCGGCGTCTCGCCTGGGTCGATCTTCCCGCCGACGCCGTTCCAGTTCCCGATCACGCAGGGCGGGCCGCTCTGCTTGTGGACCATGACGACCATGTTCCGCGTCGGGTCGAACGCGAGGCCGACGACCATCTGGAGGCGAGGAGTGTTCACTGGGTGGTGCCCTTCGTGAGCGCGTCCCAGCCGACCACGAGGCCAGCAAGGGACATGCACAGGCCGCGACGAAGACCGGCCTTGCGGGGGTCACAGTCGCCCAGGAGGGACGAGAAGAGTTGATCGAGTGCCATTCGGACCTTCGGGGTTAGGGTGCGGATCAGGACACGCTCTGGTTCGTCTGCCCAGGGTTCGGAGAGGGGCCGAAGCGGGGCGTGGTCCGCCCCTTCCAGTTCGCTCCGTTCTTCGCCTTGGGGTCGGACTCCAGGTGAACGACGAGGAGTTCCGGGAGCAGTTCGCGGTTGCATCGGTCCCACTGGAGGGCGTGCTGAACGTCCGTGCGGCAGGCGTCGTTGTGCTCGCTCGGGTAGGGCCGAACGCGAGCGCCGCGGAACTGGTCGGCGGAGGAGTGCCAGAGTTGGAAGAAGCCGATGGGGACGTATCCCATCGAGTGGTGAATCCACCGCGTGCCGATCTGGAAGCCAGCCGGGGGCGTGGACAGGCAGTGCCAGTTGTGGGCCAGCCAGCCGCTTGCCTCCAGGCGCTTCCAGGACTCGTAGTCCTTCACCATGATGCGGTCAGCGCCGTAGATGTTCGTCTTCTCCAGGTCCGCCGCCTGAAGGAGCAGCCGCGTCTTGCTCGGCAGAGCAATGTCGGCGTCGAGGTGGAGCCGCCACGAATCCGTGCCGGAGAGTTGCTGAAGGGCACGCTCGATGATGCGGCCCTTGTTGAACTCCTCGCCGTGACGGTGCTGGTCGCGGGTCAGGAGCGTCGGCAGGGAGAGACGGCGGCAGAGGTCGCGCGTCTCCTCGTCCTCCTCGGTGGTGACGATGAGCCAACGGTCCAGGACCGGGATGTTGTGTGGTGCGACCTCGCGGAGGAAGTCCGCGTAGCCGATGCAGACGGTGACTGCTTCAAGTTTCAGAGCCGACATGCTCGCTCCTGACCACTGATTCGCCTGATGAGGGAGGCTCGAAGCCATCGTCCGAGCCGTGCGAGGTAGTTTACCGAGCGGCCAGGATCAGTCAAGCGCCGGTGGTAGTTGATCGGGCCGATCCGCGAGCAACTGACCCCCGGCTCATAGATCATCGTCCCCGTCCTCGATCCCCTCCACCCGCTTCCGGTGCAGTGCCCGGATGGTGTTCATCTCGCCCCGGTTGAGCGTGCCGCGCCGTTGTCCGTCGATGAGTCCCGCAACGAAGTCGATCTCGCGGCGTGTCAGTCGGCGTCCCCGGTCGTCAATCTCCAGCAGGAGTTCCCAGTGTTGTTTCTGCGCGTCGCTCATGGTCGCTGTCCCCGACCGCCGTTCCGTTCTTCTCCCGGAAGTGTTCCAGATCGTGGCGAGGACTCTTCTCTCGGCCTAGGTCATTGCAGTTCCTTGGACATCTCGTCCTGGTACGTCGGCGAGCGGTCGATGCCCACGAACGCACGCTTCAACTTCCGGCAGACCTTCGCCAGGGAACCACTCCCTGCGAATCCGTCGAGCACGGTGTCCCCGGCGTTGCTCCAACCCTTAACGATACGCGCCAGCAGTTCAGGCGGCAACTGGCACGGGTGCCAATCGACGTGATCGTGGCTCGTACCCTGGAGACGGCGGAACTTCCAGACATCGCCAGGGGCCTGCGGGATGCGTGTCGCGGCGGCGAGCGCCTGTCGGATCATCCTGGTGCGGTTCGCGTCCAGGTCTTTGTGAGAGATCGCCAACGACGGCTCACTCTTCAGCAGGCTCACCACCGAATCGGCGAGTTCGTCCAGGGTGATGCCGTTGTCCCAGGACCAGACCGTGCCAGGGACTCGGCCCTTGCCGTTCGCCCGCTTGTCCTTGTAGATCGCCTGCCGCGCCGAGGGGACACGGATGGCGTCGGGATTGAACGTCAGCAGGTCGCGGCCCCAGTCCTTCACGTCCTCCACCGCTGGGCGGACGAGGTGGCAGAAGATGAAGCGGTAGTCGCGGGTCAGGCCACGGTCGCCCTGGTACTGGGCGAAGGTTTCGTACCAGACAATCCGCTCCAGGCGCGGGCCGACGAGATCGGTGAGCATCTGCCCAGTCCAGTCGGCGTGCTGCTCGGTCGTCATCCACCAGAACGTCGCTCCTGGGCGGGCCAGGGACGCCAACTGGGTGATGGCTCGGGCGGTGAACTCGCGGTACGCTTCGGGCTTCATCCGATCCTTCGTCGGATCGTCCTTGTAGGGCACGCCCAGGTTGTACGGCGGGTCGGCGAAGACCAGATCGGCCTTGCGCGGGAGAGCGGGGAGGGGAGCACCGACTTCGTTGTAGTCGTGACGGACGAGGTGGCAAGGCCACGATTCGAGAGACCTCATCATAAAGCCGAAGACGGAGCCTTTCGGCCCCGTCCTGGTGTGTCGGGATCAGCCGATGTATTCTTCCAGGGCGGCGACACGCCGCTGGAGTTTCTCGAAGCGGTCCTCCTGGACGCTTCGTTGCTTGCCGCGCTCGACGCGGAGGGCGAGCCAGTGAGCGAAGATCGAGCCGCTCATCGTCGCCAGGGTGTAGACGGCCAGGAACGCGGCGGGGTTGGCCTTGGCCTGGGTCACTTGGTCGATGGACACGAACAGCAGCGCCGCGTAGATGCCATTCGAGAAGATCGACGCCAGGAGGTGGTAGCCGAGCGAGCCGGAGTTCCGGCCACGACTCACGAAGGTGAATGCGATGTTCTGCACGAACCCGAGGATGGCGATCACCCACAGTTCGGGGGCCTGCGTCACCACCACGGCCCAGGCCAGGAGGTACGCGGCGATGATCCAAGTCAGTACGTTCTTCACTTCAGTTGCTCCTTCAGTTCTTCACGCCACTTCTTCATCTGTCGAACGCGAGCCTCTTCATACCCCGGCTCGCCTGGGTTGATTCCTTCACAGGGACCGAAGACCCCGCCGGTTCCGTGGCACTCGTCGCAGACGTACACCGAGGTGAACAGAGGCTTCTTACCCGAGCCTCCGCATCCGCCGCACGTCACGTTGACCCACGGAGTGGCGATGGTCAGAAGTCCTCGTCGTCCTCGAAGTCCTCGTCGTCTTCGAAGTCCTCGTCGTCCTCGAAGTCCTCGTCGTTATCGAGGAAGTCGTCCTCGTCGTCCAGGAACTCGTCGTCCTCCTCGAACTCGTCCTCGTCGGCGAACTCGTCCTCGTCGGCGAACTCGTCTTCCTCCTCGTCCAGCAGATCGTTCTCGTACTCGTCACGGGGCATGGTGCCCTCCTTTCGTGGGGACATTAGCCTTGGCCCGCACTGCGGTCAACCGCTCCGACGCGGCCACCTGCCTTCGCCCAGGCGTCGGCGACGGACTCCCAGTCCTCCTCGGACTCCATCCACTCCAGCGCCGCGTTGAACTCGGCCTGCTGCTTCTTCGTCCAGCGGTCGATGATGGTCTGGGCCGGGGGCATGTTGTCCCGCAGGCTCGCCATTGTCACCATGCGGACCAGGGCGAGGCCGCGCCTGATCTTGCTGGTGAACTTGATCTTCTTCGCGGTCGGCTGGTCAGCGGGGGCTTCGTTTCCTCCGCCCTCCCGAGAGTCTTCCGCAACGGCGTCACCCGTTGTACGGTCCACCTCTACTTTCGTCTCGGGGCTAGTGGTTGTCGCTGCGGGTCCATCCCCGCCGCTCACTGACCGGCCTTGTTCGTTGTGATCCATGACTTCACACTCCTGTGTGCGGGGTTCCGGCCCCAACCCCGGTGCTCCTTCATCAGACCAGGGCGAGCGCGCCGCGCAGAGCCTTCTGCTTGTCCAGGGCGGCGACGCCGAAGAGGTTGGAGTGGATGCGGGAGTCGGACTCGTGGACCGACTTGAACCGGCCCCGCTGGTGATCGGCCCAGAAGGTGATGGCGTTGAAGGCGTGCCACGCCGTCCCCTCGGTGGACTTGACGGTGTTCTGCGGGCTGGTCATGTTGCCCTGCCAGAGCGCCATCGTCTCGGTCTGGTGCTTCTCCGTCATGTCCTCGCCGAAGATGGTGGCGTACATGCGGTCGAAGTAGTCCTTGATCCCGGCCTCGGTCATCTGGACCTTGGCGAGCGCCCGAGCCTGCTCCGCGAACGTCTCGCTCCGCTTGACGAGGATGCCGAGAGCGGAGCGGGCGAGTTCGATCTTCTTCATCACGTCGCCGTCGTGGTTGAACCGAGCGCCGCCGACGCTGGCCTCGGCCATCGCCAGGGTGTTCGCACAGACGACGCGGATGGGGGTGTAGAAGACGCGGAAGGCGTTCAGGCCGTCGTGACCGTTGCTGATGCAGACGTAGTTCTTCAGGTCGTCGCCGTTGAGCACCTCGGTGTCGCTGGGCAGTTTGACCAGCACGAAGACGCGCCGCCCACCCCGGAGGGAGCCGCCCGTCTCGACGCGAATGGCGGCGTCCTGCCCGGCCAGGGCCTCGGCGAACTCGGCCATCTGCTGGTTGCTGATGGGCTGGTAGTCCTTGCCGACGACGCCCAGGGTGGTCGCGGTGTCCATGCGGACGTGGAGGCGGAAGTCCGGGGTCGTGACCTGACGGCCATCGGGCAGGGTCAGCGCCGGAACCTCGAACAGGCCGGTGCTCCAGCCCAGGCCCAGGGCGTTGAACGCCTCGGTCGGGGTGAGGCCGTCAGCCAACTTCAGGCCCAGGCCGTGCCACGCCTTCTCGCCGACGTACCCGAACGCATCCGACTTCGTGATCTCGTGTGCCATCGCTCGTTACTCCTTATAAAGGTTGGAACTCCAGGAGTATGACATACGAACCCGAGCGAGTCAAGGGCTTCGCAAAGAATCAAGCGAGAAAGTTCAGGCCAGCACGTCCGAGTAGTCCGGGAGTTCCTCGGCAGGCTCGTCCGGCTCCCAGTTATACGGACCACCGAAGTGCTCATCGAAGTGCTTGCGGCAGATGTCCAGGGCCGGGACGCGATAGCACCAGGGACGGCCAACGGTCTTCGTAGTTCCGTCCGGCTGGGGGATGTCGGTGGGGCTGGACCGCTGGAACCGCTTCAGGTCGGGGATGAACTCACGGAGTGCCATGCCCATCCGCGTCGCGTTGCCACGACGGGAGAGGTTGAACCCCTTCGTGTAGTTGAGGTAGTCGAGCAGCAGCAGGTCGCACACCACGAAGTCACACCACTCGTCCTGCTCCAGGAGCAGCGTGCCCCGGCGCAGCACGTTCAGCCACCACTCCGTGTCCACGTCCATCGAGAGGGCCTTCTGCTGACGCAGCGCCTCGGTCTTCGGCACGTCGCGGATGTTGACTCCGCTGCCCTTGATGTCGTAGGTCAGCAGGTAGTTGAGCAGTGCTTCCTTGCCGCCCTCCTTCTCCATCTGGCGCACCATCGCGTCGAAGTATGCACGGTCGCCGATCTTGTCGGGCTTGCAATCGAGCACGAAGTAGCGTCGGTCGTCGGGACCGGCGGGCACGACCCACTTCTCGTTCGAGGCCATCATCAGGTGGACGCAGTTGGCCGACTGCTCGGCGTCCACGCCCTTCAGTTCGACGTTCAGCGTCCGCTCCGTAACGATGGTCTTCAGCGCCGACTCGTTGGCCTTGTCGCCTGCGAAGAACGCTTCGTCAGCGAAGAGGAGCACCACGTCGCGGAGGTGGGCGTTGAACTGCCCAACGAGGTGCTCGGATCGGTTGACCATCAGGTAGTGCCGACCGAAGATGAGGCCGAACAGCGAGGGCACGATGGACTTGCCGCAGCCCTGCTTGCCCCGCATGACGATGGCGGAGTGCCCCGGCTCGCTGGGGTTCTGGACGCAGTTCGCCATCCAGGTGATGAAGTAGGCGTAGTGCTCCTCGTTGCCGCCGCACACGATCTCGCGGATATGGTTCAGGAACAACGAGCAGTCGCCGGGGCGGGCCTCGCACCCGAAGCCCCGCCAGAGGTTGTACGCGCCGGGGATGTCCTTGCCGGGTGCGAAGACGATCTTGTTGTATTGCCGCCGCTGCGGGTGACGCAGCCACCACTCACCGGCGGGCATCTCAATGTCTCCGACGACGTTGCCCTTCTTGTCCTTCTTCTGCCCGAGGTAGACCGTTCGGTTCATGTAGCGGTTGCGGAAGTGATCGAAGCCCTGCTTCGTGAGGCGCGAGCGGTTCAGCACCTCGTCCAGCACTTCCTCCACTACCACGCACTTCCCGCCGAAGTTCTCGATGACCGCGTGCCGGTCGTTCATCTCCCGCAGCATCGGGTCGATGGCGTCTTCCTTCGCACGCTCGATCTGCCGGAGGGCGTACCGCTGGGCACCGCCGCCCTTCTCCAGGACGCTCTCGCTGATCTTCCAGTCGCGGTTCATCAGGACCGCGTAGATCGTCTCCTCGTCCACCCCGGCACGCACGAGTTCGCACGTCACCCAGAACAGCATCTCCGAACGCGAGGGGAAGTGCCCCGGCTCGTTCGGGTTCTCACCGTTGACGATGTAGACCTTCACCGAGTCCGACACCTTCTCGCCGAGTTCATCGACGTGGGCGAACCGGCGGACGTTGCCGGGGGCCTTGATCTTCGGGGCCGCTCCGATTCCAGCGCCGGTGACGACGCCGGGGGCCGTGGTCTGAACGACCGGGGCCTTGACGAACTTGGAGATGGGGTAGACCCGATCCGCGTGCCACTCGATCTCCTCGGCGAGTTGCGGTACGCGGCCCCGCTTCACCTTCTTCGCATCCGGCACGTTCACCGTGTAAGGAACGCGCATGATGCGGCTGACATCGTGGCAGTTGTCGCCGCCGAGGATGCGTTCGATCTGGACGTTGTAGAGTTTGAGTTCTTCGGCGGTCGCTTCCACGCCGTCCACCGGCAGCGGCGCGTCGAGCAGCCAGTACCCCTGATAGCCGCCACCGGAATAGACGATGCCCGTGGGCGGAGGGAGGCCCCCTGGCGGGTCGCGCAGCAGCGCGAGGATGCGTGCCTGCTCCTGGGCGATGTCCTCGCCCGCCCGAGGGTCCAGATCGACATGCAGGTAGTGGACGGCCTTGATGTCCGTCCGCTCCAACTTCTTCGTAGCCGCGCCCATCGGCTCGCCCACGGAGAAGTAGATGTTCGCGGGCATGAGGCCGCACGCAGCGACCCACTTCAGGAACTTCGCACGGTCGTCGGGGCCGAACGTCTCGGTGGGGATGGACTTCTTGTCAAGCGTGATTCCCGTGACGACGATCAGCCGCCCAGGATGGAACTTCGTCAGCCAGTCCCAGGACCGCTCGTAGTTGGGTGTGGGGGCGGTCATGCAGTCTCCCGGAGCGCCTGCTGGAACTCTTCCTTGGAGGGCGGCGAGGCCCAGCGGCGGGCTGCGGCTTCTCGCGTCTCGGCCACGGTCATCTTGCCGAGTCGATCAGCCGCCACGCGAGCGGTGAACAACAACCACTCTCGGTCCAATCGTAGCAGCAGCCAGCAGGGTCCGCCAGCGAGGGCACGCTTCAGTTGGAAGATTCGCTGCTCGGGCGTGAAGTGGTCCAGCCGAAGCAGCGTCGTCTCGCGCTTCGGCAAGTCCTTGGCCTTGACCTGCTTCAGTTCGATCCACCCGAGCGTACAGTTCACGTCCGGCGTGCCGGAAGCGGCGCTGTTCTCGATGCGAACCGGGTGAAGCCCGGCCAGGAGCGGGCGAACCGCATCCCAGAAGATGGACTCCTGCTTGCGGGCCATGCTTACGAGTCGATCTCGCCGTAGGGGTACATCTCAATCGACAGCCCGTGATTCGGGTCGCCGATATACTTGCGGAGGTTCTGCACCACGGGCGACAGGTCCAGGGCGCGGAACGCTTCCGTGGACATCGGCTCCCAGGTCAGCGCGTCCACCACGCAGAGGCCCAGCCAGCGGGCCAGGGTGAGTTCCGCGATCGCGCCGGTGGACTTCTCCCAGCCGGGGAGCAGGGCGATCCCGTCGCCGTTCTCCGCCTTCAGAGCCAGCAGAGCCGCGCAGTCGCGCCCGGCGAATCGCCGCTGGTTCTCGTGGGTGTTGATCTCCTCCAGCGAGTCGTTCTCGGTGTGGCCGAGTTCGCGGTCCATGTCCGCCGGGGACACCACGCCGAACCCCCTCTTCCGGCCTTCCGCTGCGGCGGCGTCGAACGCGGGGAAGTTGAACTTCGGATAGCCCCGCATCGGGCCGGACAGGTAGAATCGACGCATGTAAGACTCCTCTGTGGCGATCCTGGGCTCTCGGGACTATACCTCTCCCCCACCGGGTGGACAAGGCCTGGAATCAGGTGGTCAGGGCCTTCCAGATGGTGTCGTAGTCGTCGTGCCGGACGTTGACCCACTCCAGACCGGCCTTGTTCATCAGGTCCAGAATCGCGGCATCCTTCTCCACGGCCTGGGCCTCCCCCTCCCAACGACCGCGCCCATCGAAGCCTCGGTTGTAGCGGTCGATGAACAGGTTGCAGGTGGGGTACTTCGCCTGAAGGCCCTTCTCGATGATGACGGCTCGGGCCGCGTCCTCGGGATAGTGGGAGTACGCAGCCTGGAGCAGCACTGGGCTATCCGTCACAACGACAGCCCCCGTCGCCAAGGCTTCGCACTCCTCTTCGACTTGACGGCCCATGACGATCACCTGATCCGTCAAGCGGTCCATTGGACGCTTGGCGAACGCCCATCGCTTGATCCACTCGCGGGAGAAGTCGGCCTGGATGCCCAGGGACTTCAGACGCCACATGATCCAGAACGCCGTCGTGGACTTGCCCGCGCCGGGTCCGGCGAACAGACACACGCGACGGTATCCGCGAGCCTCGAACGCCTTGGCCCCAAGCCCATTGGCGAACTGCGTCAGGTCCATCATCCCATGCTCCCGCCCCAGGAGGGGCCAATCTCAACGTCCACTCGCATCGGCACGGTCAACTTGACCGCGTTCCGCATGATCTCGCCCATCTGCTGGCCTTCCTCCGCGTCACGCACGCTGCCATCCACCTCGTCGTGGACCTGCAACTGGATGAAGTGCCCCGCGTCGTCCAGGTCCACGACGGCCTTCTTCGTCTGATCGGCGCTGCTGCCCTGGATGAGGCGGTTGAGGCCCTTATGCGCCCAGTCGTAGGGTTCCATCTTCCCCGTCACCGGGTTCGCGGTCGGCACTGCCTTGGGCGGGAAGTGAATCTTCCGCCCCAGCAGGGTTCGTATGTAACCCCGCTCCTGGATGGCGTCCTGAATCTTGTAGTTCAGTTCGCGGATGAACGGAGCGCCCTCGTGGAACGCCTTGAACAGGGCCTCCCCCTCGGGACCGGCGAACTCGCGCAACTTCCCGTCGCGGCCCGGACGCCACACCGTGGGCAACTTCAGCGACTTGCACAACTTCGCACCGCCCATCGAGTAGGACAGGCCGAGGTAGATGATCTTCGTCTGGGTGCGCTTCGTGCGGGTCATCGCCGACAGACCGTCGTAGGTGTCGGCCTTCGGATCGGTGCGGTACTTGTCGCCGAACTCGCGTGCCTTGCGGCAGCCGCACAGTTCCGCGTAGTGGGTCAGGACGCGAGGCTCCTGCTGGCTGAAGTCGCACGCGGCCCAGAGCATCCCCGGCTCGGGGATGTAGATGCTCCGCCAGAGTTTGGCGAACTCGGGGTCGCGGGCGGGCTGCTGCTGGAGGTTTGGGTCGCACGAGGAGAGCCGCCCGTACCGAGCGCCCTTCTCGTCCTCCGCTTCCTTGATATCGCTGTCCTGGGCGGACGAGCCGCGCAACTGGTTGAACGTGCAGTGAATCCGCCCGTTCGTCATATGCTCGCGGATCGACGCGACGAAGGTGTTCCGCAACTTGTAGAGGCGACGGGCGCGGGCCAGGGCCTTCGCCACTGGGTGGTCCAACTTGTCGAGCAAGTCCTTATCAATCGACGGCTTGCCCAGGGTGGTCGTGTCGAGCCGCACGCCGATCATCTCCAGGACCGGAGCAACGGCGGCGGGCTTCATCACGTCATCCATGACGAGCGACCGCCGGGTGTGGGCCTTCACCTCGGCGAGCGAGACGGCGCACTCTCGGATTGCGAAGTCTTCGACACGCTGGAGGTGGGGCTGGTCGATCAGCACGCCTCGCCGCCGCATTCGCAGCAGCACCGGCAGCAAGCGGGACTCCAGGTCGAAGATGGCCTGGAGTTCCTGGTCCTCGATCTCCCGCTCCTGCTTGCGGAGAATCTGAAGCGGCAGGAGTACGTCGGCGACGCCGTACTTGTAGGCGTATCGCCCAGGCAACTTCCACAGTTCCTGCTTCGGGTCCACACCCCAGTCCCGCGCCGCCTGCTGAAGTTCCGCCTCGTCCTTCCCGTCGAACCCGCGCCGCTTGGCGATGGCGTCGAGCGAGTAGGACTCATGGAGTTCCCAGATCAGCGGGTCCGCCACCTGGATGTCGCGGAACCACTCGGGGCGGAACTCGATGCCCGCTTCCTCTGCGAAGTCCAGGTCGTAGGGCAGGTTCGCTCCCACCAGGGTCGTGCCGGGACCACGGAACCGCTTCGCCTGATCTCGCAGGTACTGAAGCGCCGCGGCAGGGTTCGACACGTTGTCACCACCTGCGTGACGGAGCGGGATGTAGTGGGCGGGGCCGTCTTCGATGGCGAAGGAGTAGCCGATGATGTACGCCCCGCGCCGCACGCCGGGTCCGAGGGACTTGATATGGTCGTCGCGCGTCTCGAAGTCGATGGACACGCGGCCCTTCGTCGGCCAGGGCGGAAGGCTGCTGATATCGGGCGGGGTCCAATCCCCCTGGAGCACGTGCCAGAGCGGAACCTGCACGTCGTTCTTCCCCATCTTGGCCGACGCCTTCGCCATCAGGTCGTTCCCTTCTCCACGCAGTCCACCCAGTTCATGCAGATGCGTCGCCAGTCTTCGGCGGCACAGCGAGCCAGGGCGACCCGAGCCTCCGCACACCGTCGCTGACTGGGCATCTCATCGTCCGCGAGAATCTTGTTCGCCTGAACCATAGGGACGACGACGGTTCGCAGCAAGGGGTCGCGCAGGCCGATGGGGGTGATGCCCTCAACGATCATCGGGGCTTCAGCCGCCCACTCCGGCGTGTCGTTGTAGAGCGACGACAGGGCGATCTCGCCCGCGCCGCCGCAGACGCCGCACGACTCTCCCGCGCAGGGCGAGCAGGAGAGTCGTGCGACGGCGTTGTTCCCCCGGCAGAGATGCCGGAGAACTTCGATCATGGCGAGGAAGGGGTTCATCAGCGGGAGGCGGTGGTGCGGACCTTGAACCGGCGGCGGTTGTTGATCTGCTGGATGCGGCCCAGGGACTTGTGGCCGCGAATGCCGCCGTCCGGCAGGTGACGCAGCGCCGGGGGCGTGTTCATGCGGATCATCGCGTCCCGCATGTCCTTCGGGAAGGTGTCCGTGCGTCGAATGGCATCGTTCGCAGCAGCGCGGTCGGCGGTGTTCTTGATGCCACGGTCGGGATTGAATCGGTCACGGCTCATACGGGAATCTCCACCGGAGTTCTACGTCGTCCGCCCCCGTTCCGGTTCCGGGATTTGCGGATCATATCCCTCACATTGTCCAACTGCGTACCCAGCGTTAGGTGAGCGGGGTTGCAGCACAGCGGATTGTCACACTCATGCAGAATGGCGAGATCGTCGGTCAGGTACTCCAGCGGGAATCCGCGAGCGACGCACCACGCGACGCGATGCGCGTAGTACCGTTTGTTGCGCAGGCAGAAGCGGCCATACCGCCCGAGGGCCTTCGCTCCGGTCGTGCAGGCTGTCCAGTTCCAGCACTCGTCTGGACCGGCCACAATGATCTTCGCCTGGAAGCGAACGAGTTCCTTCGGAGTGAGCAGCAGCATTAGATGACCACCGTCACTCTCTGGGCAGCGCGAGTCAGGGCGGTATACAGCCACCGCTCGGCCTCGTCGCGGAAGCACGCCGACTCATCGAGGATCAGCACGTTGTCCCACTGGCTGCCCTGCGCCTTGTGCGTGGTGATGGCGTAGCCGTAGTCGAATGATTCGGCGTCGCGCATCTCGTAGAAGGACGGCTCTCCGCCCAGGAAGAAGTCCTCGTGGGCCACGAGTTCCTGGGTCGCGCCAGCGCCGTCGAATGGCTCGACAGTCAGGCTGATCCGCTTCGAGAACGGAGGCGATGCGGCCTTGCAGTTCCAGAGCGTGCCGTTCAGCAGCCCGAGATCATGGTTGTTCCGCAGACAGATCAGTTTGTCGCCCGCGAGCGGAGTGGGAATCGAGTTGCGGCCCAGCAGTTCGCGGAAGCGGCCATTCACGGCCCGGCGCGTGGCGTTCTTGCCGACGAGCATCTGGTCGTGGCTGAGGTACAGGTCCTTGTTCGCATCGGCTCGGGTGATGACGCGGCTGGTGCCGTAGTCGCCGCACCGCAGGCTCTCGCCGGAACGAACGCGAGTTGCCATGTCGATGATCGGATTGTCACGGGCCTGCCGGTGAATCTCTGTCAACAGAATGTCGGGCCGGGCGTCAGTGAAGTAGCCGCTGCCCTTGACTGGCGGCAACTGCGCCGGATCGCCGAGGGCGAGAATCTTGGTGCCGAAGGACATGAGATCGGTAGCCATCTCTTCGTCCACCATCGACACTTCGTCAACAACAAGCAGATCGGCGTCGCGCAGCGGCGAGTCGGCCTTCAACTCGAAGATCGGCTTGCGCTTCTTCTGCTTCTCTTCGGCGATCTGCCGCTTCAGCCGCTGCACGTTCTCGTTCCGCTCGACATACGCCTTGATATTTTCCGCAGGTTCGTCGGGCGCAGCCTCGGCCTTGGCTTCCGCGTACAACTGGGCTTCCAGTTCTTCCAACTGGCGTCGCAGATCGTCGATGCGATATGTCCCGTCATCACGCGGCTGGTAGATCAGGGAGTGAATAGTGCTCGCGCCGGGGCAGCCCTTGCTGCGGAGCACGCTCGCAGCCTTGCCAGTAAAGCACGCGAACAGCACAGTGCCTGCGCTCTCGGCGAGGTGCTTGGCGAGAGTTGTCTTGCCGGTGCCTGCGTAGCCGAACAGTCTGAAGACCTGTTGGTCGTTCGAGCCGCCCTTCAACCACTTGCCAACGGCGTCCAGTGCTTGGCACTGAATCGGGGACCATTCCATAGTTCATCTCCGGTGGAGCAGTAGGTGCTAAACAAACTCGTGTGACCAACATACGCGGTGGTACATATTCTCATACTTCATGTTTCGACCGGACTTTACGACAGCCCCGCGCTTAGCCCTGGGATCGGATACGCGAGAAGCAGATGTACTTCTCCATCGAGGATGACGATCTCGGTATTCGCCCATCCGTGGATGAGCGGTTTTGGAAAAGAACCTACACCCCAAGTCTGTGACATAGTGGTTTGCTATGGCGTCTGAAATGCGGACGCCTATGCCCATGCCTTGAAAATCAGGCAAGACTACGGTACGGTGTTCTCGCCATGCTTTCTTTATGACACCGTGTGGAAAGGCAATAACGCTCGTAAATCCCACCAACTTGTTTCCCCACCACACACACCAGCACCGTGATGAGTTCAGTATCGTTGAACTTAGATAGTGATGTGGAGCGAAGATTGACCAAGCCGATCGTTTGCAAGGCTCAATCTCAAGTTTGATTGGAGGTCGTTGAAAAAACCCCCGTTCTACGAGAACCTTCGAATCTGTGTCATATACCCAATCTGGCTGTAGCCACTCGACGATATCTCGGTGACACGATGCCAACACCACACGCCGTAACCCCAGTCGATCAACCAATCGACGAACACCCGCAGAACATGCTATTGCCACAGTACGATCCACAGTAGAAGTGAACTCGTCAATCCGGGCATCATTGCGCAAGGACGCAGCCATGTCCGCCCTAAAGCCTTCTCCTGTGGATAGAACGTGGCGCGGCTTACACCAAGACGGCACGCTGTTCAGCCCAACACCGCTGAGTCGTTCCCAACCGACTTGGCTGACAATGGATCGGTTTGGCAGCCAGACAGGAAGTTCAGGCGCCCCAAACTTATCTGTCAACAGCGTAGACTTGCCGCTACCGGATGATCCAACAATCAGGCCGATCGAGAAGTCACTTGGTGGAGTAAAGTCAGGACACTCGGTAGTGATTGTCCCGTCAAACTGATAGTCAAACGCCTTCGCAACTTCACGGGTAGCGTCGTCAATCTCGACCTGACAGGTTCTTCGTATCATTCTATGTTCCCTTGACTTCTACAGTCTAGGCTAAACGGTCGTGTCCGACTTTCACAGACACTTCCGGGTCGCTCCGGGGCGCTAAATGTTACACCAACGACTGTCCCGGCCTTTCAACCGGATGCCCGCTGACGCGGGTATGGATTGTTTCAGAAACCGGGGCAGGCCGGTTTCCCGGCCCCGTGCGCCCCGGTGGAGACGTCAGAACGGAATGTCGGAGCCGCCGTCGCCGCCCGCGTCGCCTTCGACTTCGGTACCGGCCTCACCCTTGATCGCGCCCGACTCGACCATCGACTTGATCTTGCGGCACTCGCCCGCCCACGTCGCCCAGAAGGGGTCGTTGGGGAGGATGAGCGACTTCAGGAGATCGTCGTCCACAGCGAAGCGGATGTTGAGGCCGTAGCCGTCGCCCTTCTCCCACTTCTCCGGCTTGGAGGAGATATGGAGTTGCACGGCGTACAGCGGCAGCGCCTTCTTGTACATCCGCACGCGGTCCATGAAGGACTGGCGGGCCTTCAACTTCGTGCGCTCGAACGAGAGCACGACCGGCGTGACCTTCATGGCCTTCAGGTCCTCCAACGAATCGTAGACGACGCCGTACATGCGGTACGTCTCCACGAGGGGGTGGCCCTGCTCGGTCCTGAGTTCGGACTTCTTGCCGCCCTTGGCGCGGGCAGCCGCGACGATCTGGCTACTGGGCGAGTGGTCAGCGACCCACTTGCCGCTGGCGTCCAGCGCCGTCTTCTCGACGACGATGTGCGACTCGGTGATGCCGATGAAGAACACGCCCTTCTTGCCGTCCCAGACCTTCTTCTGGCTGGCGAGGCAGAACATGCCTGCCTTGGCCTCGGGGATGTAGCGGTCGTTGCCCTCCTTCAGCGCGTTGCTGAGCGGCTGGAGGAGCGAGAGGAACGGCACGCTGCCGCCCTGGTTCGCCAGTTCCAGGCCCGAGCCAGCATCCTCGCCGTAGTCCAGGCTGACCATCTGGCCCGCCGCGTTCTTCAGCACGAGGGTGTTCGCATCGGGCTTCGGCTGCTCCTTCGGAGGCTCCTGCTTGGGGGCTTCCTGCTTCGGCTGATCCTGCTTGACTTCATCGGCCATGTTCGATACTCCTTCGTTTCCAAAGTTCGACCGCTCACAGTGAGTCGGCTCGGGTACGCGCGGGAACATCCCGCGATCACTTCTTCTTGTCAACCTTGAACTCGGCGATCTTGAAGCGGCGAACGCCGAACAGGTCCATCGGAACGGTCTTGCCCGCTTCGAGCCGGGACGTGATGATCGACTTGACGGTCGCAGGCTCCGCCCTTCGTTCCACGAAGACGCTCCGCGCCAGTTCCTGCCCCAGCCGCTTCGCCAGCTCATCCGCGACATCTCCTTCGGTGACGCCGAACGCCACCGTGACTTCACGCTTCAGCACGTCGCCGTGACCGTTCTCGGTCAGCCAGTCCCACGCTTCGTTACGACGAGGAGCGGGGATCGAGTTCTCGATCTTCTCCCGGACGTTGATGATAATGCCGTCCTGCGTGGTGAACGACTTGACGCCACACTCCTCCATGAGTTTCGGCAAGGCATCCTCCACGATGCCGCGCAGCCGCGCCTTCTGCTTCTTCAGTTCCTCCTCCGCCTGGGCGACGGCCTTCTCAGCGTCCATCGCCTCGCGGAACATGGCATTGATCTTCGGGAACGCTTCTTCGGGCGTCATGGCCTGGGGTGCGTCATCGCCGTAGTCAAGGTCCTGGGCAGGCTTCGTTTCATCGCCCATGGTGATCTCCAGTCAGGTGTACGATACTCTGCCCCACCTCGTTCGTCAAGTCAACCAGTTTCGCAACTTGTCGCCCGTGACCTGCCGGGCCACGTCGAACTTGTCCTTCAGGTTATCGACCACATGCTGGTCGATGGTATCGGACGCAACGATGTCGATGTAGAGCACAGACCGCTTCTGCCCGATGCGGTGCGCCCGGTCCTCCGACTGGAGGCGGTGCTGGAGGTTGAAGCCGTTCGAGTAGTAGATCACGGTCTGGCAGGACAGGGCGTCGGACGACTGGTCGCCCAGGAGGGTGAGGCCCTCGCCGCCAGCGGCGGGATTGCTCACGAAGAACTGGGCGTCTCCACGCTGGAACGCTTCAGCAGCGGCCTTGCGTCCCTCGTCGTCAACTGAGCCGTCGTAGCGAACGGCCTTCTTCTCCAACTTGCCGAGCATCTCCATGATGAGATCAACGTCGCGCGTGAATCGTGTCCAGATGATCGCCTTGTGCGGCAGGTCTTCCACGATCTCCCGGAGCAGATCGAGTCGCGGGTTCTCGTCGCCCACGTCACGGATCGGGTCCCCTGCCACGTCGTCAACCGGGACGTAGCCGTTACAGACCTGCTGAAGCCGGAGCATCTTGGTCAGCACGAGAGGCGTGGTCACAAGTTCGCCCGAGGCGAGGAACGCCATGCAGTCGTCCTTCAAGGCATCGTAGACCTTCCTCTGCGCCGGAGTCAGGTCGAAAGACATTCGCTGGTAGACCTTCGGTGGAAGATCGAGCACATCATCCTTCTCGATTCGATCTGTGATTTCCTCCAGCCATCTCTGAAGCACATCCAGGTTCTTGTAGCCGAGCAGTTCAGGGAACTCCTGCTTCTCCATCTGTCCGGTCTTCTTGTTCGGACGCCAGCAGTAGCCCTTGCCCCAGACGCCGAACTGCGTCTTGAATCCCTGGAAGGAGGAGATGCCCTTGCGAACCCAGAAGTCCGCGTCAAGGAACTTGACCTGAGCGTAGATGTCGAACGGCCCATTCGGTACAGGGGTACCGTTGAGAATGCGGCGGTAAGGGGCGAAGGCCGCAGCCTTCAGTGCCAGTATCGTCCGCTTCGTGTCGGGAGTCTTGATCCGACTGGACTCGTCAGCGACAATCATCACGCGACGCTTGGTCAGGAACTCCTTGGCCCAGGCCCTGCCGCCGGGGACCTTCTTGCCGTTGATCTTCACCTCTTCCTGGAGCAGGGCGTCGTAGGACATCGACAGCACGGCCAGCGTGCCGCGCACACCAACCAGTTGCTGCATCGCCTCCTGCTGCCGCCGCGTCGTGGACTGGGTAGATCGGTACCAGACGCAGCACGGAATGCCGAGCGCCTGGGGCCAGTGCTTCGGCACTTCTTCAGTGACCCAGTTGCGGTGAACGCCGTTGGGGGCGAGGACGAACAGGCCGTCAATCAGGCCCCGGCTGTAGAGCCACGCGGCCTGAGCGATGATCTCGTAGGTCTTGCCGACGCCAGGGTCCCAGAGGTGGCCCCAAGCGGGAATCTCGCGGCACCTGCGCCACTTCTCCAACTGGTGAGCCAGCGGCTCGTGATTGAACGGACATGCGTCGATGGTGAGCATTAGAAAGGTGCTCCGCCTGCGTCTGCCACGCGCTGGCCGTACTTCTCGATCGGCACCCCGAGATGGCAGATGGTTCGGAACGGACAGCCGCCGTATGCCTTGCACGGGGCGGCTCCCTCGGGATGGCCGGGAACGTCTTCCCACCGCTCAATGGAACGAACGGAGTTCATGGCATTCATGTTCGGAATGATTCGGTCAATCCAGAACTGGCGGCACTCGTCGCGCGTGACTTCGCAGTCGGCTCGATCAAGCGACAGGTCTTCCATGATGAACTGGTTATGACGGAGGAAGCAGGTGGCTGCGTCGGGAAACTTGCGGAAGAAGAATCCGGCGTAGGCCATCATGGGGATGTCCTTCCGTAGGTCCTCCCCCTTCTTGGCCCACTTCCGCGCGGTCGTGGTCTTGTGATCCTCCACCGACCCTGGGCGATGGTCCGGCGGCTGAATCAGGTCGATGCGACCGTTGACGATCTCGGTGCCAACCGCGATCTCGAACCAGTGCTCCACCAACTGCCCTGGGCGGCGCTCCAGCCATCCGGCGTCGATCGCCTTGTGGAGCAGGATGTCTACTCGCTCCTTCTCTTCCAAAACAAGCGACTTATCCCAGTCCTTCTCCGGCTCTCCGCCCAAGAGGTGGGCCGCTAAGCGGGCGTGGAGCGCCGTGCCGAAGTCCTGCTTGAAGGTGGACCCCTTGTCAAGGCGGCGCACCTTCTCGAACCACCAGCGGCGCTTGCAGCCGTCAATGACGACGAGCTGTGACGGGGATGTTGCCATTCAGTCCTTCGAGAGGCGGACCTGTTGGGTGACTCGATTCTCGTCGTCACGCGCCCATGCAACATGCTCGCCTCGGTAGCCGGTGCGGTCATATCGCCATGCGGAGACGGACTTCATCGGCTCACCGATCAGGCCCTGGGTGTGGTGCCAAGTGTCCACGGCGCTGAGCGCCGGGTTCACGCGGATCGTCACGCCGTTGGTTGGAGTGACAGATTCGAACTCAGTGACTCGCTTCTGGTGGGTATGGCCGACCTGCACCTCGCGGTACGTCGAACTACTCCAGACCTTGGCGCACTCGGTCGCGTAGATCAGGGCGAGTTGCTTGGCGTTCGCCCCCTGCCCGTGGTCGAATCCAAGCAGCGTGCCGCCGAACGTGACGTACTTGCGGGGGTTGGCCGAGAGATCGAACGACACGCGGGAGTCGTTCAGGAATCGCTGGCTGAGCGCCACGCAGAGCGTGTACGACGAGGTGAGGTCGTGGTTGCCGGGGACGTAGAGCACCTTGACGTTGGGGCAGACTTCCAGCGCCCGCTCGATCATGTAGATCAGGCAGCGAAGGCCCGCAGCGTAGACCTTGGCGTAGCGACCATCCGCATCGAGATGGTGGTCCCCGTGCGTGGTGTGCTGCTCCAGGTTGTCGTAGTGCATGAAGTCGTTACCGATCGGCATGACGATCTGCTCGATCGGGTGGCCGGAGAGTTCGGCGGCGATGTCGTCGATCGAGTTGGTGATGCGGCTGACGGCCTTCTCCAGGTCCATCGACATGCCGACTTCGCGGTGCCATGCGTACAGGCCGAGATGCGCGTCCCAGAGGCCCCAGGACACCATCTCGCCCTCGCCGGGGGTGAACTTCCGGCCCTTCAGCGGAGCGCCGAGTTTCGGCTTCGGGAGCGGGAGGACGTTGGCCTTGAAGAACTCCAGCAGCCGCTCCTGGATGCTCTCTCCCATGATCCGCTTCCAGGTGGCCGTCGTCTGGAAGAGAGCAACCTTCTGGTGCGCCGCCTGGGTGTTCGTCCCCTTCTCGGTGCGGTGAGTGATCTTGCTGGCCTTGTAGAAGCCCTGCCAGACGTTGGTGCGGAGGTTGGTGCAGACCCAGACCTTCGTGTCGATCTTGAAGAGTTTCGCCATCTCCGCTTCGGACATCGGCTTGTCAGGCGTGACGATCGTCGTGTCACCGCCCTTATCGTCGCGGGTGTCCACAGGCACGCCCACCTGCCCAGGGAGTTCTTTCGCCTTGCCGCGCCGGTAGCCGTTGAGCACCTTGCTCACGGTTCCGACAGCAGTCTTCGTCTCACGAGCGATCTCCGCGTTGGTCAGGCCGCGTGACGATGCGTCAAGAATGGCCTGGACCTTGGCGGCAGGGAGTGATGGCGTGGGCATAGGGCGAATGCTCCTTGTGGTGCTGGTATGAAACGAACGGTGGCTTAGTCCCGCTTCTGGCCGAGAGCGGTGGACAGCACCATCTCGGTGAGACGTTCGAGGTGAGCAGCCGTCCGGCTGTTTGCCTCACTGGTGATCGAGTTGAATCGAGCGGCTTCTTCATTGGACCGAGCCGCGTGTGCGTGCGCCCTGGCAGCCTCGGCGTGGGACTTGGCCGCCTCGGCCTGAGATTCCGCAATCGCGCGGTTCTGCTTCTGGCTCGGGAGCCAGATGAATCGGTGGCCGAGGTAGATGATCCCCACGATGACCGCCAGAGCGATCAACACGGAGCCGCCAGACTTGACGAGTTCGACGAAAGAAGGGTCCATGCTTCTTGGTTCCTGACGAGTTGCGGGGAGGAAGAAACGCTCCCCTCATTGTACTTCGGCTGACCGCAGCCGTCAATCAGTAGGTGAAGATGACGTAGGCGATACTGGTTCCGCCGAAGGTGAGTTCGCAGAACTTCTCCAGGCCCAGCGCCGAGTTCTCCGTGTGGCGGACCACGATCCCGTCGCCCGCCGTGGCCGAGAAGGTGCCGGTGGTGTTGCCCGCCGCAATGACCGTGGCGAAGGCTCCGCCGTTGATCGACACCTGGACGTTGCCAGTGCTGAAGGCGGAGCCGATGTTCAGGGTGTGCGTGCCGGTGTTGGCAGCCGTGTACGACGAGGAGGAGACGTTGAATGCCCGGACGCCCCAGTTGAAGTCGCCAGAGAGCAGGTTGGACTGGACATTGAAGTCCCAGCGGGGCGACTGCGTGGCAGATCGAACCACGCCGTCCAGGGTGTGTCGGGTCAGAACGGTCATGCGGAGTCGGCTCGGGACCACACCTGCCGTGTTGCGGAGGATGCGTGTGCGGCTGATCTTCACCGGCTGGGTGCTCTGGTAAGCCGTGGTGAAGAGGAGCGTGTTGGTGCCGTTGGGATCATTCCGCACCTCCACGGCATACTCCGTCGTGTTGGCGGACGGGAAGTCGGGCGGCAGCGACGCTTCGCTGACCACCGCAGCCGCCTCGTCGCCGTTGCGGAAGTCCCGGCGCACGAACCCGACCGCGATGCCGCGATCGTCCAGCGTCGATCCTGGGCCACCGCTGCCGCTGCTGTCGATGTCCACGTTGCCGGTGGGGTAGAGCGTCGTGTTGAAGGTGAGGGCTACCGGCGGATACGGACGACGGCCCCGGTTGTCCATCGTGACGTTGATCGCAGTCGCGCTGCCCTCGGGGAGGACCTGCGTCGCACTCCTGGGCAGAAGTTTGACGTTGATGGTTGCGCCCGGAGCATAGTTACGCTCCGTCAGATTGCCAAAGAGAATCCAAACCTTCGAGTTGCTCGGCCATGCTTGGGGAGCGGTATCCAAAAAACCTCGATACCCGTTGCTCAACTGCAACTGCCCTCCGCCGGAACTCACAGTCCTGAACGAGAAGAACTCACCCGTCGCGCCAGAGCCGATGAAGACAAGGTTGGCGAGCCGCGTACCACAGTCTTCCTGAGTAGCAGCAGCCACCATCGCGGCCTGGAGCAGAGCCAGAGAGTCGGGCGTGGCGTTCACGTTGAACGAGATGCTGCCCTGCGTGCCTGCCTCGGTGAGCGCCGCCGCAAGTTCCCCCTGCACGAGGAACCCCGCGATATCGCCCGCATCGGTGTACGAGCCGGAGCCGGGCCGCGTGGCAATGTCCATGAGCGCGGCGGCATCGTTCTGATAGCGAGCGCCCGCCCAGATGCGATCGAGCACGCCGGGGGACTCGGGATCGAGCGTGGTGAACTTGCGTGGAGCCTCGAACACCACCGAGTCGGCAGGGGGGATGGCGACGACAGTCTGCGGCGGCGGCGTCCAGTTGGTCTGGCCGGGGGCCGCGAAGACACCTGTATCGAACACGAAGATGTCCTGGACCAGCGTCACAGTGATCTGGCCGTCGTCCAACTTGCCCAGGTCGATCTTGGTGATTCGCATGGGAAGATCAGTGAAGCCGAGATCGGGGTCGGTCCACCGAACCACATCACCCTCGTAGTGATCCCACAGAACTCGGTTGACCACGAGTTCCGCGCGGGCCAGCGGATACGAGAGTGTGCGCAGATACCGCCACGCGATGACGTTGGCGAGCGTGCCGTCCTTCACGCCGGGGTAGAAGGACTCGACGCTGACGATTCGGTTGCCCTGCGTCTTGACGTTCGCCATGTCCTGAGCGCCTGCGAATGTTTCCTTGTATTCGAGGGCGCGGTTGTTGAACTTGATGAGCACGTTGTTGCTGGTGTCGCTCCAAGCACCACGACTGAAGTTGTTCACCTTCAGCACATTCGATGCGTTGAGTGCCCGCTTCGTAGACAAGGTGTAGCCGCCCCGCGCAAGATTGATGCGCCACTTGCCGGTAGTTCGGTCCATAAACACCACGCCGTCGATCTGCTGCTCGATTTGCCGAAGAAGTTCTTGTGCTTCGATCTTGCCATCAAGTAGGAATGAGAAGCCGTTGCCCTCTGTGCGAAGCGTGTTGGCGGCGGCGGTAAAGTCAGCGATGTCGATATCGCTGGCAGGCTGTCCCAGACCCCATTCGGTATTGGTGAGAATCTCGTAGATGACGTTCATCGGGTTGGCGTCGTTGCCCCCGTTGACGCTGGGCGTACCAAGGCCGAGGCCGTTCGGAATGCGACGCAACTCAAAAGACCAAGGCTTGATGTTCTCACTGTTGCCGAGGTATCCGCCCTCCCACACTACATGACAGGTGCCGGTATACTTCGGTGTCGCGCCGCCTACGACCTGACGCCCCGCCGCGAGATAGGCATTTGCCGATTGAGTCATACTACCAGAATAGAAGCGAAGCGTGCCAGAGATTCCGCCTGCGCCCTGATCGTCTCCGCCCAAGAAGTCAGGGGCGTCGATAGCGATTGCGGTGTTGTCAGCGGTGACGTTGCCGCTCCATATCTCCTTGTCTCCCACCCAGATGCGAAGGAGATTGCCGACAGGGGTCGTGCCGCCGCGACACAGCGCCATCTGCATCCCGAGGTAATAGCGGTAGCCCTTGGTAATCTTCTTCGATGAGAACAGCCCGGTTTTCACCTTCTCAATAATAGCGACACTCCGGAGATCGCCGTACCAAACCACGTTTGGTCCTTCCTGCTTTACAGTACCCCAGATCAGCGGCACTGGGCGTCCTTCTGTTGCGGTGGGAAACTTGAAGTCGCCAAGCCCCGCCGGACGCGCGTCCTCGATCTTCGGCTTCGGCTTCAGAATCTCCGAGAGAACGAAGAAGACGGCGAAGAGAATCAGGAGCGTGAAGAACTCGGCCTTCTGCGGCTCACCCGGCGCGGCGGGAACTGTCAAGTATTCCTTGACAACTACCGTGATGACCACAGAGAGCACGATCGTCAGGATGTCGATGAACTTCTTCATGCGTTGTTCAGCCCCGTGGAGAAGGGGTTCCGCAGAGGAACCCAGGCAAAGCCGCCGAAGTTCGGCACGTTGTTGAACTTCGAGGAGCAGGTGTTGATCGAGTGGTCGCATCCCGCGAACACCTCGACCGTCAGCCCCAACGGACTGCTGGGGAATGGTAGGAGCACCCGCACGTTGTCGCCGGTATGCCCCAGAATCTGCCGGAACTCGCCCGAGGGGAGAGCGATGTAGCCGCCCGTGGCCCAGCCATTGCCCTTGACCGACAGGCCCTGCACCGTTATGACATCCCCCGCCACGCCTGTCACCTCGTTCTGGTGGCGGAACAGAGACTGGGCCACGGTGCAGGCCGAGTCGTAAAGAACGTGATTGCACACCCCGCTGAACGCGAAGCGGGGAATCGAGTTGGCGAGTTCAGCCGTGATCGGCACCACCGCGAGACTGGCGCTCAGGCCGTTCAGGTCGAAGGCCACCGTCTGGACGATGCCCTTGAACATCTGCACCAGTTGATTCGACCCATCGTTGCGGTGAACCCGTGTGATGGTCAGTGTGGCCCTCTGCCCAGGGACGCTGTTGATATACTTGCGCACGAGCGGCGTGCTTGCGGGAACGGTGATCTTCAGTGCCTCGGCCCTCGTATCCGATGAGAACTGGAGTGCCTCGCGCGTCACCTCCATCGGCTCGTAGGTCAACGAGTTGTACGTCACAGCGACAGGGTTGGTCGTCCACAGGAACGACTCAGCACCGAGCCGAAAGTCGTACAACTCGATCGGCTGGCCTGCATCTACGCTGCGTTCTTGTGTGTCAAACGGCATTCGTTACTCCAGCACCACCCGCACCGGAAAGCCGATCTTGGCCTCTCCGTTGGAGGAACGGTGTTCAATGGTGATCTCTTCGTTGTCGATGCGGACCTTCTCCAAGAACTCGATCCGAGCGATATCGCTCGGGGCGATGTTCTGAGAGATCGTGCTGCTCAGAGTCAACTGCTCCGTCAGCGGGTCGATCTCAGCACTGTTGGTGATCGTGCGATTGAAGATCGTTCCATCATTCAGGATGATGCGAATGTCAACCTTCGGAGTGCGCTGCTTCGCGTATCGCGTGTAGCCCACGTTGACGATGGTCAGGGCGCTCGCACCAGACAGGTACGTCGTTGAGAGTGTGATGTCCTTGGTGAACGTCGGCAGGTAGAACGACACCTGCGATCCACGAAGGGCGTGCAACAGGCGACGCACGGACCAGAGCGCGGATCGGGTCCGCGTGATGAACGTCTTGGCCGACCCGTGACGCGCACGGTTCCAGGTGGAGTTCTGGGAGAACCTGCCGGCGCTGCTATCGAACACCGTGATCTGGCGGTTGATATCCCCGTCCAGGGTCGTCTCAATCGCATTGGGATCGGAGAGAAGCACCTTGCTGTTGTAGGTGGGCCACCCGCTCGTGCTCGACAGGTCCACGGTGTTGTCCAGGACCCGCATGGTGATGTTGAACTCCGCGAGGTTGACCGCGTACTTCTTCTCCCGGGCAGGCTGGCTGGTGATTGCCGTTCGTAGCGGCATGACGCGAACACCTGTCGCGTAGTTGTTCTGGATCGGAGTCTTGAAGTTCACCGTCGTCGGACCAACGCTCTGCACCTCCAGCGCATCGAACTTGTCCTCAGACTCGTAGACGATCGCCAAGCCGTCCGCTCGGAAGTCAGCGAGAGTGGTATCGTCCACGTTCACGCTCGTCTGCCCAGCGGTGATGGGCGAAGTGACGTAGGCCGGTTCGGTCCAGATCGGAAGCCCGAAGACTCGTGACTGCCAATCGAACATGAGGAAGTCGATCTTCTGGCGCTCGGGGCCATCCTCGCGGAGCAACTTCAGGTCGAACTCCTGACGCGGCGCAAGCCGCAGGCTCACACGCTGCTCGGTTCCGTCCTTCGCCTCCAGAACGTCCGTCAAGAACAGCAGCCGCTCGCGCAGCGGCGCTTCCGGCTCGAACGGGAACATGACGATGCGAGTTCCCTGAATCGGAATCTGAAGCAGGTACGGCTCGTCGATGTCGAAGTCCAGGGTCGTGTTGATGGTGGGCGCACCGTCCGGCGTCACTTCGAGAGTGAGCAGCAGAGATTCCTGGGGAGGAATCGTGTACGGAAGTGTTGGTAGATCGGTGATGCTTGTTCCGACTCCGGCGTTGTTGATGAACGCCTGAAGATCGTGAGCCTCGAACAGGAAGGCGTTGTAGATGTCCAACTGCCGGGTGATGGTCGTGAGGATGTTGCCCAGGATGAGAGAGCGGGGCAGGATGTGGAGCCGGTTGAACCAGTTGTCACCCATCCCTGCGGGCAGCACGGTATCGAACGCCGCGAACGCAGGAGCCGGAGTGGGAGCGTTGTTCGTGAGCAGGGCCGTCTGGCCGGGGGCGGTCAGTGCCGCAACCGTAAGCGCCGGGACAGCATTCTCCATCCGGCCGAGTTGTTCGTCCAGGTCCTGGGAATGTGTGAGAAGGAACCTGTTGGTCAGGAACCGTGTCATCACGTCTGGCATTGTTGAGGGAAAGGTTGACATGCGTTACACGACCTTACGGTACACAATGCCGCAGTTCTTGCTCTCTTCCACAGCCGAGGAAGTGTTCTGCTTGCGGATTGCGGGGAACACCTTGAAGGTGTCCCCACCGATGGTGAACTCCTGACCAGGAGTCAGGTTCGCCATCTGGATATGGTAGACATCCGGCGCGAACCCAAGGAGCATGTATTGGTTTGGGGTGGGAGTGATATTGCGCCACCAGACGGGGATCGGAATGAGAGGCACAAAGCCGTTGAGCAGGCTGGCGCGGAAGAACCCGAAGCCCGAGAGCCAGGGGTTCGACCCAAAGCATCCGCCCAAGCCGGAGATGCGGGCGTTGCCGCCGCGATCGTTGCCGAGCGCGCTGGTCTGGGTGGTGAACAGCATCCACCGCATTGAGCCGGTCTGGTTCGGAAAGGACTCGACTCGGATCGAGCCGCACTCATTGGCGTCCGCGGTGGTAGTTCCGCCGTCAGTTCCCGACCAGAGGATAGCGTGCTGAGCGTTGTTGACCAGTCCCGGATTGGCCCCCAGCGACATGCCCACGGCGTACTGACCGCCGGTCCAAGTGCCGATCTTGTCGATCGTACCGAACGAGAAGTGCCGATACAGGCCGGGCGAATACTCCAGCACCACATGGATGTATTGCGTCGTGCCATTCGTGAAGAAGTGGTAGGCGGTGTATGGGCCGTTGCCCATGCCGGAGATGCGTCGCCCAGAAGAGATGGTGGCGTTGTAGGGGGCGGTGGCGTCCACCGTTCCACAGCCGTCGTCGTTGGTGTGGTTGCCTGGGGCCGTGCTGGTGTTGATGAACCCGGTTGAGTGGAACATGGCGATTGCGTTCGTGTTGTCCCAGCGGAACTGCACGAAGACGCTGCCGTTGTTCAGAGCCATCCAGTCGTCCGTCGTGGACATGACGTTGGATGTCCACCCCTGCGCGACCGCAAAGGTGTTCAACAGGTTCATTAGGTCCTCCATGCTGGAGGCCGTTCCGGTCTGGTACGCCATGATTCAAGACTCCTTCAGACACCAGAGCGACCAGTTGTCGCTGCGGACGCCGGACTGGAACACGGTGAATCGGTCGTTGCCATCACTCAGGCGGTTCTCCGCCACGAGAGTAGCATTGGCCTCCATCCAGAACACCCCGTCCATCTCTCCGTGCGCCCCTCCAGGAACAGAACCGTTCGACCAGATCAGGGTGCAGGGGAAACGAACGTAGAAGTCGCTGGAGCCGTTCTCCGTTGGAATGATTCGGATGCTCTGAGTTCCAGGATCACCGGCCTGCGGAATCATCTGAGTTCCGTTCAGTGTGCCGGTGATGGAGAACCAGTCGTCACCGGCGGCAAACGTGACGCCGGACAGAACTCCGCCGGGGAACACGTTCACGCCTTGCGTACTGGATGCTCTTGGGCTGCCATTTGTGGAGTTGAAGACACTCTCCCAAACTCCAGACGCAGTGCGTAGAACTCCAGGTCCTACATGACCTGAAGACTGTCGGCAGGGATCAGCGATCCCCGAAGATGAGATGATGGTCGAAGACGGAAGACGGAAGCGGTCGCTGGTAGTGCCGCAGACAAACAGGGGGTAAGGCCACTCGCCTCCGGTAGCGAACGGATTCAGGAAGCCGAAGTAGAACGAGGAGTAGCAGGTGCCGGTCTTCGCCACACCAACGATTCGGCGCGGGGTCACGCTGATCCACCACGTTATGGTGGAGTTCGTGAGCAAGACGTAGGCTCCGCCCAGGTCGGGGCCGCTGGACTGCGTGTGCAGACCGGGCGATCGCCCAGGCTGGTTCTCGTAGGTCAGGGCGCTGTCGAAGCCGGTGAAGCCGTTGATGCACAGGTTGCGAGCGCCGGAGCCGCTATCGAAGAAGGAGCGGTACCCCACGAAGATTGAGTCGCTGCCGGAGCCGCTGCCCTCCAGGATGATCTCGCGCTCGCCAGAGCCGTAGGTCACGTTCAGGGTGCATCCGGTGCCGGTGCCGCCCGTGGTCGATGCCGGGTTGCCGGGCGTTGTGGTGTAGTCGCCGTGGTCCACCAGCGTAACCGCCGTGACCACACCGGCGGAGACGCCCGTGGCACGGAAGGTGGCGGGGCTGGAGAAGGTGCCGCCGCTCACAGTCAGCACATCGTTCAGGGTGTAGCCGGTGCCGCCTGCGCCGACCGTTGCGGACACCGCCGCATTGGGCGAACCATTCGCACGTCGGCTGGACCATCCGTTGGTTCCCCAGGACAGTGTGAACGTCGCACCCGTACCAGTGCCGCCCGTCACACTCGCGGGATTGCCGGGCGTTGTGGTGTAGAGGCCCGCGTTACGAACGCGAACCGCAGTGATGACCCCGGAAGAGACAGTGAGCACTTCCAGTTGCGCCGCGATGACAGAAGTGCCGCCACTCACCGTGAGGATATCTCCCACGGTGTAGCCGGTACCGCCGCCCGCCACAGCCGTCACGGACTGAAGCGACGTGCCGATGGCGATGCGGCGGATGATGTCCGCGAACGTCTGGTAGTTGGTGCTGGTGCCGAAGATGAATGCCATTAGCCGTTCTCCTGAAGATACCTGACCAGTGCGTTCAGCCGCCGCAGATCGTCATTCGCATGACCCAAGGCCACGTTGCACCAGTGGCAAAGTAACCCTCGAATCTTACCCGTCCGGTGGCAGCGGTCAACATGAAACGATCCCTTACCTCCGGGGTCCGAACGTCCACACGCCTTACACTGCCTCTTCTGGTCCGACAACATCTGCTCGAACTGCTCCAGGGTCATTCCGTACAGTCGCTTCAGATTGGCCCTACGAGCGTAGTCCGGCTGCTTCTTCCGCAGCCGGGCCATACACCGGCGTGCCGTCTCCTTGTCACGTCGGCTGCCGGTATAACTCATCCCTGACCCAGTGCTCGATTGACCGCGATTCGATTCTTGCCGATGACGTTGACGATAACCTGCTGGCTCTCGGGGTCGTTCAGGGCCGCACTGACCATCTTCGGATCGGTCACGTTGACGACGGTGATATTGGTCTGCGGCGCGGCGGCGGGCGAGGCCCCGTTGGGGATAATCGTGCCGCTCTGGTTCGGCTGGAAGATTTCCGGGCCGCGTTCGCCCACGAGGTAGGGACGGCCCTGGCTTACCGGACCACCCTCGGCCCGCGCCCCGGCGAGGGCAGAGAAGACGCCGCCGAACGCGCCACTCGTCCCGCCCGAGATGGCGTTGAACAGGGCGAGCACGGCCTGCCGAGCCAGGAGACGGGTGATGTCGGCCAGGATGGAGTCCACGAGGCCGGAGAAGTTGAACTTGCCGGTCTGCACGAACTCAACCAGCGCGTCCTCGGCGGACGAGAAAGCGTTGGTCATCGCCTGCTCGATCCCACCGGCCACGTCGCTGACCTTCAGGTACAGGGCGTCCAGTCCGTTGTCGAAGCCTGCCAGGAGCGAGGGGTCGCCCTGCCGCGAGTCGATCCGCTGCTGGGCCTGAAGTCGCTCCAGCCCGCGACGGCGGTTGGGGTCCGTCTCGGCCTGGCGCAGACGCTCCGTCGCCTCGATCTCCGCCTGGAGGCGGGCGCGATCTCCGAAGACCTGATTGAGAATCCGTTCCTCGATCACGCGCTGCTGCAACTCGGCCCGCTTCGCCCGCATGTTGGCGAGTTCCTGCTGGTCGAGCGCGATCCCCGCCTCCTTGTGGGCGTTGATGATGCGCAGCAGATCGGCCTCAACCTCCCGCTCCGTGGAGGAGAGGTTGAGCAGGTTCAGTTCGTCCTCCAAGTCCTGGTTGAAGTCACGAATCTGCTTGTCGAGTTCGTTGCGAACCTTCCGCTCGGCGTTGGCCCGGACCATCGCCTCCAACTCCTCGCGCTGCGTCGCGTTGAGTTGAATCTTGTCGTCACGGACCTGCCTGTTGAACTTCTCCAGCGCCTGCGCCGTGGCGATCTGGAGGGCGCTGCCCGTGCTGCGAGTCTCCAGCAGATCGCGCTCGACGTTCAACTGGTCGCGGAGTTGGGCAATGAGAATGCCGTTGGCCGTCTCGAAGCCGCGACCGGCGTTGGGGTTGCGGACCTGACCGCCCAGGTCGCGTCCCTCGGCCCGGCGGCGGGCGGCGCGAGCATCGGCCCCACGGAGCACGTCGTCAATGAAGTTGCGAGCGCCCTGCGGACGGTTGAAACCCTCCTTGAACGCAGCGCCCACGGCCTCGCCCACCTCAATGAACGGCGTCTCCTCCACCCGCCCAAGGTCGAGTTCCACGAGGTTGTTCAGGCGGATGGGGTCGAAGATCGGACCCTGCCCAAGGAAGTCGGCGGCGTCGTTCGCCACCTCCAGCAGGCCGTTGAGGGAACGGACCACGCCCTGGATGGCGGAGTTGATGCCCTTGATGATGGTGTTCACCACGGCCTCGATCACCGTGGCCGCTCCGTTCAGGATGCGCTCACCGATCCCCTTCAGGCTGTTGAACACCGAAGTCCAGAAAGTGATGATGCCCTGACCGAGGGCGACGAACAGCCCCGTCACCGTGTCGATGAACGCGCCGATGAAGCGGAGGAAGTCGCGGAAGGAGAACTGGGCGTCCTCCAGAGAGACACCAAAGGCTTCGTACAGCAGGTCGCCCGCCGTCTCCGCGTAGGAGGAGAACTCCTCGAAGAAGGCGATGGCGATGTCCGTCACGTCGGTCAACCCGTCCGCGATGGACAGGATGGACTCGGCGAAGAAGTTGCTCGCTCCGGTCGCGTTGTTGAGCTCACCGACAGCGGACAGGAGTTGATTCTGGAGCACCTGGAACGCCTGACCAATGGTCGGCGTCAACTTGTCGAACTCGGCCTGGATGCGAGGGGCCGCAGCCTGGAGGCCCTGCACGATCTTCTCGCTGATGATCGCGCCTTCAGCGCCGAGACGACGAAGGGCGGAGCGATCCACCTCCAGCGACTCGGCAATCACGTCGGCGACGAAGGGCAACTGCTCCAGCACCGACCGGAGTTCGTCGCCCCGCAGAGTGCCGGAGGCGAGGCCCTGGCTCAACTGGATGATGGCGTTCGACGCCTCACGCGCACCCGCACCGGAGAGGATGACGGCCTGATTCAGGCTCCGCGTGACATCGAGCACCTCCTGCTGCGTCAGACCGAGGTTCCGCGTGTTGAACGCAAGGCGCGCGTACAACTCCGTGGTGTTGCGGAGGGAGGTGAAGGTCTGGTTGGACACGTCCAGGAGTTCGCGCGTGACGGCGATCTGCTCCTGCTGGCTCGACGTGACGAGGCGAATGCGGTTCTGGAGGGTCTGGTAGGTGTTGGACAGTTCGACGTACTGCTTGATGGCGACGCCGACGCCGACAGCGGCAAGGGCGGTCTTCAGCAGACCCAGGGCCTTGTCGGCCGCCGTCGCCTCCCGAGCGATGCCGTGCAGACCCTGGGCGGCTTGCTTGGAGCCGCGCTCCTCCACGATGATGCGAATGGTCTGCGTCGCCATATCAGATCACCAACTTCGCACCGTTCAGGCTTCGGATACCCGCCGCGACCGCCATCTCCACGAAGAGGGCCGGGGCCTGGGTGGACGATCCTGCATTCAGCAGGCCGATATGCTCGACGTTGTTCTGGATCACCAGCGACTGCCCAGGCTGGACGGCGTTCAGGGGGCCTTCGGCGCGGGCCTTGGCCTTCTGTGCGTTGGCCGTCTCCGCGATCCCCCGACCGTTGGCCTTCGAGAACTTGGGGTAGGGGACGTAGGGTGCGATGGTCCCGCGAATGGGGACACCGAGCGAGACGATCCAGTTGGATCGCGCCTCGCCCGTGTCCACCGGCGTACCGTCGATGAGGTGAATGGTGATGGCCCGGCCCGCCGCCTGCTTCACCGCGTTGACCGCACGCGGGAGTCGATCCGCGCTGCGGTTCATTCGAGCGGCGAACTGGCGGAGGTTGCTACTGGGCACCGATCTTGCCTCCTTTCGGCTTAGGTGGAGGGGTCTTCTTGTCGCCCGTCGAGTGACCGAGGAAGGCACGATCCATCGCCCGGATCAAGTATAGGAGGTTCGCCCTCTCATCGCCATCCATGCCCTCCAGATCGGCGTACTGCATGATGGCCGTCCAAGGGATCGGCCCTGGCGTCATGCCGAACGTCCGACAGGTGGAGAGTTCCACGAACGCGGCGTAGATGGGGGATAGCCCCGGCCAGAGTCGCGGGGCGTTCCTCAACCACTGTGGCAGGGGACGATTGTTGGCGTAGCACTGATCCAGCACCTGACGTTCAGCCGTTGGCTTGTCAGGGCTTTCGCTCTGCTGCCACTTCAGGGCATAGATCAGGCACTCCGTCAGTTTCCCGCCGCTTCTTCCAGCAGGGCGACGCGGTAGCGGGCGAACTTCTGCGCCTCAGCCTCAGCCTGGGCGAGCAGTTCGGGGTACTCCTCGAACAGCGCCATGCCGCCCTCGGGCGTGTAGGCGACGGGCTGGCCGTTCTTCGTCGGACCCTTCCAGTCGAGCACGATCTGCTCGCAGAAGACGCGACGACCCACGGCGTTGATCTTGTCGGCCAGGGCCTTCGGGATGTCCTTGCCGTCCTTGTAGACGGCCAGCATCCGCTCGAACGGATCGAGCGCCTTCTGGAGCGCCGCCTTGTAGGTCGGGTTCTGGCCCGCGTTCATCAGGGCCAGCCGCAGGCTGATCTCCACCGGCTCGCCGACCCCCATGATGATGAAGTCGGTCCAGACGCCCTCGCGCACGAGCGCGGCGTCGATCTTGCTCTTGCCCAGTTCCATCGGTCAATGCTCCTCTGTTGAGCAGGGGTTCAGGACCAGGGGCAACACGCCCCTGGTCCGTCGCCCAGGTTTCAGGATGATGCGGGGATTAGCCCGCGAGGTTCGGCAGGTAGTCAAAGAACACCATCAGCAGGGTGTGGTTCAGGTTGGGGTCGATCTTCGCCGCCGTCGCCGCGTTGGACTCCAGAGGAATCTTCACGGGCTGGTCCTGCTCCACCTCCAGACGGCCACCGCCCAGGGAGATCAGCGGAACGTCGATGGCGATGCCTGCATTCGACTTGACCTGGATCACGTCCAGGGTGATGTCGGCGTTGTCCTGGACCGCCTGGACCGCAGCCACGTCGCCGAAGTAGGCGCTGATCTCACCGCCCACCTCGAACGTACCGGCGGTGATCTCGAACGCGCCGAGCACGCCGATGGCGTTGTTCGTGGCGTTGTTGTTGTTGACGGTGATGGTGATGTCCTCGCTGTAGGTGAACAGCGGAGTCGTGAAGGCGCTGGTCGTGGAGACGGGCCGGAGGCTCACTCGGCTCACGTCGGAGGACGTGTTGAAAGCATCGGCCTCGGTGACGGGCACGCGAACCACGCCGCTGATCTTGGACAGCAGGGTGTTCGCACCCTCCACCACCTCGTCAATCGCGCTGGCGCGCAGCGAGACGAAGGACAGGTCGGCCACCAACTTGTCGGCGGCGGAGTAGTTGAACGAGAACTCGTTCGGCACCGAGCCGTGAACGTACTCGGCCTGCTCCCGCGTCGGCTGGTCGGGGTCGGAGACGCCCAGGGTCCGCTCCAGGGTGTAGGAGCGGCGGACGATGCTCGTGCCCACCTCGTTCTTCAGGACGCGGCCCTTGAAGAGTTGGATGGTCTTCGTAGCCCCGTTATCCGTGACCATCAGGGCGCTGGTCTTGTCGAAGGTGATGCGGGTGGTCGTCACGCTGCGAACACGAGCGAAACCGTTGTTCGCGGCGGTGGCGAACTGCGTGGCGGGGGAATCCCCGCCGATGAACACCCACTCGCCGGGGATGAGGCCGAGTTGGGTCAAGTTCTTCGAGCCGCCGGTGCGCTCCAGGTACGGGTACTCCGAACCGGAGTTGACGATCCCCACCTCGCCGCTGCCGAACTGGAAGCCGACGCAGACCAACTTTACGCCGGAGGTCGGGCCTTCGTCCGCGAGGTTCTGCACCGTCGTGACCTTGTTGCCGGTGGCGGTGGCGACGTTCTTCACACCGTTGTTCGAGGCCACCGAGCAGCCGGAGACGAGCACGAGATCACCGGGGAAGAAGCCGGTATGGATGCCAGTCGCGCCGTAGGAGTCGTCCGACGTGGCGACGGTGACAGCCCCGGTGAACTCCTGCTTCCGCCGGAGGTTGGCGAAGAAGAAGCCCTGGAGCATGTCCTGCATGTTCTCCTGGGTCAGGTCGGTGTCGAACGCGGCGCTGGCCTCGACGTTCGTGACGACGCCCTTCTTCCGCTGGCGACCGGGGTTGATCGGGTTGCGCGCGACCGTGGTGATCTCGCCGCCGAAGTCGGAGTACGAGTTCGGCTCCAACTCCACCCACCGCTGGTTCGCGGGCGTCGGATCGAGGACGCCGAGCGAGAGTTCCTGGGCGTACCGCAGGGCGGTGATGTTCGAGTCGATCTTCACGGAACGGGCCATGCGGGTTGCTCCTTCAGCGGATCAGGTCGTATTGAAAGTCAACGAGGCAGTTGGTGAGGAACCACGCCCCGTCCTTGCCTACTTCGACGCGACGCGCCGACCGGAACTGTACGCCGCTCGTGGTCGCTCCGCCAGTGCGGAAGGCGTCAAGGATTGCGTCGCCCAGGGGGTCGGCGACCTTGTGGCCGTCACCGGCGGGGGTGAACATCTGGATGAACAGGATGCCGCTTTGCTCCTGGCGACGCTTCCCGTTGATCGAACCGAGGCTGCGCTGCGTTCCGTCCGCATGGCGGACACCGACGCGAAGCCAGGGCTTACCAGAAGGAACGGGCGCGGGCGGGGGCGTCTGCTCGCCCTTGGGGATGTCGGCCACGGCGTCGTCGTACACGACCGCTATGCCAGCGTAGGACGAGGCGTCCAGCGCCGTCTGAAGACGGCCCAGAATCTCGTCGCGTGCGGTGGCGGTGTCGGTCGCGGGCATGTTACTGTCGCACCTGGAAGTCGTACATGATGGCCGTCGTGCCGGGCTTCAGGCACGACCCCTTGGAGAGACTATACACGCCACCCTCGTCAAGCAAGGAGTCAGCAGTGAGAAGGTCCACGGGGGTATCGGCGGTCAGATGATGCTTGGCGGCGATCAGCAGTCGCTTCGAGCCGCGCCGCGTCTGGTCCTCGTCCAACTCCTGCTCGGTCCAGTCCACAACGACGCCCACGGCGTCCACGTCGAACTCGTATCCGTCCGGCTGCGTCGGGTCCGGCCCTCGCCAAGGCTTCGCGGCGTCAGCAGGCGTCCGGGAGAGTTTGCGCACCTTCAGCGGACGCCCGTTCTCGGCGATCAACTCCTGTGCGAGATCGGCAAACTCGTCGTGAACGGCCATGCTACGCTCGGATGGTGCGGCCCGACCGTCCACCCGCGACGAGCGGGAGGATCAGGGCGTCGGCGGCAGGATACTGGGGGATAGCCCAGTCGTTGCTCGCGGCGGTGGGATCGGCGTACTCCACCGACTTCTCGATGGGGCCGACTCGCTTGCTCTCGACGACGACCACGCCCGCAGCGGGAACGGCGGAGCCGTCCGGTGTCTCACGGGCGAAAGGCACGGGGGTGTCCGGGGCGAGTTCCGCGTACTTGCTGGCGCGGAAAGCGTACTCGGCCACGCCCATCTGGAGCATGGAGGGCACGACATCAGCAGAGAGTTCCACGCCGTCGATGTATACGTCCGACCGGGGGAATCCGAGCGACTGCACGACGGTCTTCCGCAGGCCCTGCCACCTCTGGCCGAACCGTTGCTCTACGAAGTCCGTGGCACGCACGAGATAGCCCTGAATCTGCTCGTCGGTCTGGGCCGACACGTCCTTGCCGCGATCCGTGTGGTAGGCGCGGTAGAACGCAACGCTCGTGTACGAGTTCGCGTTCGCCACTCCCGTGCCAGTCTCAACCACGAAGGCCATCAGGCTTCCTCCACGCGGTCACACCGCTCGCCGTTCGAGAGGGGGAACCGAGCGCTCGCCCGCAGATCACCCGAGAGGTAGACGGCGAAGCGAGAGCCGGTGTACGTCGTGACCACGTTCGACGTGCTCGACTCCCAGGTGCGTTCGTCCGCCCAGGAGCCGTTCGTCCAATCCACGACCCCGTTGGTCGGGTCGCAGGTTCGGATCGTCGCGGTGTCGAAGTTACCGTCCATCGGACGGTCGAAGGTCACGGAGATGCTGGTGGTCCCGTCCTGCACCACCCGCTCGATGCGCGGCGTCCGACGCCGCTTGGCGGCGATCCGGGCGGCGCGATTCTGGGCGGGAGTGGGCATGAGGGCTTACTGCTTCGGGGGCTGGCCGGGGACGGACACGGGCCGCTTCTTCTGCATCGCAGCCTGCTCCGCCGGGGTTCGCACGGTGGGCAACTTCCCACCGAGGATGCCCGTCACCAGGGCGGCGGCGTTGGCGCGGGCGATGCGCTGCGACTGGTCGCTCTCGACCATCCGCTTGAGCGCCTCCGCCTGGGAAACTGCGGGGCCGAGTCCCATCCGCTGGAGACGGTCGCGCTCGGCACGAAGGGAGGTGAGGCGGCGGTTGACGGCGGCGAGATCGGCGTCGGCCTGCACGAGTTCACGGTCAATCTCGGCGAGGCGGGCGGCGCGGCCCTCGGCGGTGTCCACCGGCGTCGCGGCGGGAGCGTCGGCGGCGGGCGGCGTCGTCTCGGCGTCGTCCTGCCCAGGGGTGTCCGCGTCAGCGTCGGGGCTGGTCTGGGTCGGGTCGCGTTCGTCGGTCACGTTGGATGCTCCTCTGTCAGAAGTTCGGGTGCGGATTGCTGACGGTCATCGACTACAGGTCGTCAATGTCCGATTCGGCCCGGACGACTTCGTAGGGCGTGCCCTGGCGAAGGCGCTCCATGACGGCCTGGGCATTGGCGGCGTAGCGGATCGAGTTCGTGCCCGATCCGTTGGTGGTGATGTCGATGGGGATGTTGTAGATGGCGTTCGCTCGCGTCGTCGCCAACTTGAAGGTGTCAACGTCGATGGGGATGGGCCAGTACCACGTTGACGCGGCCAGACCACCAGGGAGCGCCCCGCCCTCGTTGGAGACGAGGACCGGACCCTTGCCCAGTACGAAGCCGTGGTCCTCCAGCGTCAGCACGTCCGTGGTGGCGTTGGCGGTGAAGGCGCGGAGGGCAGCCGTTCCCATGAACTTCGTGCCCATCGCCTGAAGGAACTGCTTCAGGTTCGAGCCAGCGTGGCGCAGGCGGTCGTACACGCGACGACGGACGTAACGGGGACGGGCCTGCTGTGCCATGCCTGGGTGCTCCTTCGCTGGGAATCTTCGGTCAATGAGAGGGGGCCGGGTTTCCCCAGCCCCCTTCGATCATCAGGGGGTCATCAGGCCGGAGTCGATTACGACTCGCGGGTGATGAGGCGGGCCAACTTGATCTGCTTCCGCTCGGGGAAGACGCGACGCCAGGAGTCGGCGTGGGCGAGCGTGTTGGGTGTGCTCGCATCGCCGTCGTCGGGACCACCGGCGGGGGCGGTGCCGATCCAGGCGTGGCCGACCGGGTGGATGCACCACTCGACACGCTGCCAGAGGATGCTCTGACCGCCGCCGTTACCGGCCTCGG